ATTGTAAGATCGATATCGGGTGATATACTTGTAATATAGGATCGTAGTGGATTAGAATCTTTAGCGATTAAGTAGTTATCTACAAAATCTCTAACGTCTTTTCGTTCATAATTACCGTTTATAGATAAGATCTGATGTTTTAAGCGAGATGTAACCTCTCCTACAGCAATATTAGCCTTTTTCATACCTTTTGCTTCGGCTTCAATTGCTTTCTCGTCGCCTACTGTAAGTAACTTAAAAGTTATAGTGTTTTTAGAGTGAGGTAGAACGTATGTAAATTCGTTTTTATTAGTATATAAAGAATGATCTACTTCTTTATTCTTTAATTCGTTTAAATCAATATTAATAATCTCTTTAGTCTCTGACTCTGAGTCGTAATACTCGAAACTATAAGCAGAACCGTAAGCTAAGATACGAGCTGCAATTAATAATGAGTTTCTATCGCCTAACAGTAAGTCTTCGTACTTAATAGGGGACTTAATAATGGATTGCAACATTTTTTCGATTGCTACACCTTGTCTTAATAGGTTAACGTTTGTAAGGATGTCTTCCTCTCTTGCTGTCATGTACTTCATTTCAATAGTACCTGAAGAAAGGGGATTAGTTAAGTCGTAAACTTTACCTTCTGAAGGTAATTCAATCATCTCTGTAGGAAGTGTAAACTTTTCTGCCATAATCTTAATTTGTTATATATTGATAAATATATAGAGTTTAATTTTTTCTTATAAATTTTCTTAACGTACTTAGAATCATTTTTGTTATTTCTCCTATAATAAGCATATACACTACTGTCATAAATGTATAAAATGCAAAAGCATACTTAAAATACGTAGAAAATCCTGTCCAAGTACCGTCTGTACACATTGCATGTATCATTTCAAAGGTAATTGCAGTTACCCCAGCACATACTATAATCCCTAAGAGAATTAATAGGATAGCTCCTATGAATGCTAACTGTATCCAGAAGATTCTTATGAGAATCCCTAAGCAAACTAACAGTAAAATGAAGGATAAGAACGTTGACATAACTTTTATTTTTATCTCTAAATATAAGGAGTTTTTCTCAGTCTAGCAACTTTTTTACATAAAAAAACCGCCAAAAAGGCGGCTTTCTTAATATTCTTAATCGATTAGTAGTTAAGTATACAGTAATCCATTCCAATACCTAATTCAATTGTAATTGCATCTTGGTTAGACCAGTCGTAAGAACCGAAATTTGATGTCTTAACGAAAGCTCCTTTAATGATCCACTCTGATACTACGTCGCCTACTGGGCCTAAGATTGATAAGTTCAAATCTTTTTTGTAAAAGTCAGAATAACCATCGCGTCCAGTTACTGATTCATGTGATAAACGAATCCACTCCATTACGGCTTGTTGACCTGAAGGAGAGATTGGGTTGTATAAGTTTAAAGTCATATCTTGCCACTCAGCTTTACCTTTAATCTTACGGTAAACGTTAATATGGTCGATTTTAACTTCGTTTAAGTTGATGTTTGGTGCAGTTGCACTTTTAATCATAAATGAAGGTATACCGTCGATATACATGATGAAACGGTTCTGAACGGTTGGTTCAAAGGCCGTAAACATAATTTCATTTGGATCTAATACTGGCATTTTATTCTCTGTTTAATATAAATATCTACTAATGCAAAACTTATTAACGGCAATTAGACATACTAACTACTACATATTCATGTTCGTCGTTGTATCTACGACATTCACCGTTTACTACTCTATAATCGTCATTCTCATACTCTTTTAAAGCATTTTTTTCATTCTGAGGTCCAAAAGTTTTACTTGTATCAACACCGTGTCCTTGACCTGGTGTATTACCGCTTGCTTGTCTGTCTATAGCTCCACTTAATGCTTGAGCCTTCTCAAAGCTTTTTGGATACTTTTTCTTCCACCACTGATGCATTTTATCGATAGCTAATGGTGCTAATCCCATAGCTGCCATACCTGCTGCAACTGCTTCCCAAGAAACGTCAACCATTTCGTTCATTTGACCTTCTTCTGCTACATTAGTTTGCATTTCTTTTTTCAAATTATTGCAATAAGTATGATGAACTTTCGCTCTTTCCTGTGTTTCAGGATTGATTCTAATACAATTACCATCTACTAGACGATATGTATAGTCGTAGTGATTGCTAAAATCATTCGCTTCTTTCACCTCCTCTTTCTTACCGGGTAATGGTGGCACTGGCGGTGCTTTAGGAGCAGAATTAGTTGATTTATTTGTAGGAACTTGTGGCATTGCAGGAGCTCCACTAGATAATGTTCTAAGTGCATCCATTGCTCTTTTAATGTTAGGATTGCTCTCTGGCTTGAACCCTTCTTTGCTCTGTAATTTTTGAGCAATATCTAATATAGCTTTTGCAAAAGTTTTTGCATCTTTAATCTCCATGTTTGCACCGGCTAAATTTAATTTATCTACAGCGGATTTTCCAGGTACTGGTGGTACACCAGGTGCTTCGTTTTTACCGTTTTGATGCCAATTACTATCATCTACAACTACTCCGCCTGGTCCGATATTATCTGGACTTAGACCTTCAGTTTTTTCTTTATCAGTCTTTTGAACTTCAGGAGAATTAGCTTGAGACTTAGATTGCTTAGGTGTTTTAGGTTGCTTAACTGCTACAGTATAACCGTCGTTAGCTTTCGCTTCTTTGATGATCTCTTTTGTTAGAGATTCAAACAATTGCTTAGATAAATGTAATCTAACTTTTGTATTATTCTTCATCGAGTTGTTTTTTATTCTTTATTAACCGAATGTTACTCCAGTTGGTAATACGTTGAAATCTAATTGGATGTATTCAGCTGTTCTAGTTGGTTGTAAGTAAATAGCACCTACAAGTAAGTTTCTATCGATTACGTCTGGCGTGTTATTAGTCTCATCCATTACTACTCTGAATGCATATAAACCTTGTCTTTGTTGTACATACTCTAAGTATGGGTTAACTTGAGATAAGAATTTATTTCTAGTTACAGCAGTATTTTGTTCGAATACTAATGTTTCTGCAATTTGACCAATATATCCTTTCAATGCAATTAATAAACGTCTTACATTTACTCTATCTAAAGCAGAAGCTCTAGCTTGTAAAGTCTTTTGTCCGTATACTACTGTACCTTGACCTGGGAATACTGCAATTGGGTTAACCTTGCCTGTATATAAAGTGTTTCTTTGTGCTACTGTTAATCTTCTTTCAGGTTGGATTACTGTTGGTAAACCTCCTCTGTTAAGACCTGCAGGTGCAAACCACTCAGCAGATACTTTATCATTGTATTCGTATACTCCTGGAATTATAGTAGAAGCTGGTACGAAATGTAATCTACCTGTTTCTTGAGATCTTACTTGAACCCATGGCCAATAAGTAGCGCCATAAGAATTATCATAAGATTGAGCTCCAGTTGTTACTGTTGTAATATTTTGATTGTATCCAACCATATCCACTACTGCAATAGCATCACCGCGATTTTGAACCGTGCTTAATAAAGCAGATACTTGGCTTGCAGCATTTTGATTAGTTATACCTGGTGCATAAATTGCATTATAAGCGTAAGCATCTGAATTTGCAAGCAAGCTAATTGCTACATCGTAGTCGCTGTTAACTAATCCTTGAATATTATTAGCTGCTGTTGCTGCATCCACTGTTGGAATTTGTTCGAATAAATTTAAGTCGACAGATGTACTTCCGTTTGATAATAAACCTCCGTATAAAGCACCAGTTGCAGTACCAAAAGATCCATTTGCAGAACCGCTACCATTCAAGGGAATAGAAGATGTGTAAGCTGCTACTGCTTGTCCTTGTGGGTTTAAGTAATTTGGTGTCGGTAAGAATACGTTAGATACTCTAATATAATTAGATCTGTTAGGGTAGCTACCTGTTACGTTTAAGTAAGCAGCACCACTTTCATCGTAGGCTACGTTTTGATCTTGATCTCCAATTACGTACGCAATATAGTTATTTTGATTTGGATCTAAAGATAAATTAGTCCAAGTTTCTAATACTGTTTGACCTTGTGTATAATCGTTTCCTTGTCTAACAAGTAAAGTAAAGTATCCTGAAGCTGAATCGGCTTGAGTTACCTGCCATCTAACGTTGTTAGCAGAACCAGAAGGTAATAAACCGTTAGTTGCTGTAGTAGCACCTTGGTTATTATTCATTACTGTACCTACTGATAATGTTGCTAATTCAAAAGCGGCTGTAGCATTTGCTCCATTTGCAAAGTTTGCGGCAATAGAGCTAGTTGTATAGCTAAAGCTGT